ACAAAAGAAAATTATGAGAACTAAACTCAATAGTAGTGATTTTAGATATTTCAAAACTTCTGAAGGAAGATTATAATGGCAATATCAACATATACAGAATTAAAAGCATCAATCGCTAATTGGTTAAATCGATCTGATTTATCAGATGAGATAGCTGATGACTTTATAAAATTAACTGAAGCAGATTTTAATGCTAAGTTAAGAATTAGACAGATGGAACAGATTGATACAATTACTATTGATTCTGAAACAGAAACTGTACCAACTGGATTTATATCTGTACGATCTTTTTACATTCTATCTTCAAGCACAAAATATCCTTTAGAATATATAACACCCCATAATATGTTTGAAATAAGAGGAGGTTCCAGATCTGGTAGACCTCGTTCTTACACAATTGAGGCAGATAATGAAACTGAACAATTCAGATTTGGTCCTAGCCCTGATACTACTTATACTGGTTATTTATCATATTACAAAAATTTTGAAGCTCTTGGGAGTTCTAACGATTCCAATTATATTTTAGATAAACATCCAGGAATTTATTTGTATGGTAGTCTTTATCATTCAGCTAATTTTCTAGGAGGAATGGACCCACAACAAGTACAAAATTGGTTACAAATGTATATCGCATCTATGGAAAGATGCGAGAATAACGATAAACAAGATTCATATGGTGGAGCACCTGTAGTACAAAGAACAGATGTTCAAACTGATCTATCATTTTATAGGAACAGATAATGCGAAGAATAAAAATGATAACTGGTGCTGTATCTAAATCTATTAGAAGACAAAAAGAACAAAGATTAGCATCAGTTAGTAAAACATTTTTTAAAGATGGTTCTACTAAATTTGGAAGAGAAAGAATTGATAGAGCTTTAAGTTCAATTTATGGATTTAAAACACCACAGCGTCATATGGGACTTACTAAAGCTGGAATCAAATACAGAAAAAAACATAAATCAAAAATAGCTTTAGTTAAAACAGCTAGACAAAAAGCAAGAATAGAACGAGATAATATGAATGTAGCCTTATGGGCGATTAAAAAAGGATATGTATAATGCAAGTACCTTTTGGAGAATGGCTGCCTGATCAACCTGATCATAAACAACAGGGAGCTACAGTAGCTACCAATGTTTATCATACAGCTAATACTTATAAAAGATTTCCATCTTTAGTAGCTTATAGTTCTAATACTACAAGCACAGATTCTAAAGGAGCAGGATCTTTTAGAGATAACTCCAATACAGTTTATAACTTTGTAGCAACTAGAACAAATCTTTACCAATTAACTTCAGGAGCTTTTACATCTCGTAAAGCTAGTTTAACTGGAGATCATGATGACTTTTGGACATTCACACAATTTGGTGAATACGTTATTGCAAGCAATGGTGTTGATGCAGTTCAATACTATTTAATGGGAACATCAACTAACTTTGCAAATCTTACAGCAATTCAAACTGCTGGCACTTGTCCAGTATTTAGAGTTTCAGGAGTAGTTCGAGACTTTTTAGTAGCTGGTAATATTGTAAATGCAACAAACAGAATACAATGGTCTGGCATTAATGATATTACTGTGTGGTCAGGTAAACAATCTGATTCACAAGATTTACCAGGTTCTGGTGGTCAAGTCGTAGCCATAACATCAGGTGAAGTAGGTTATGTATTTAGACAAAACCAAATCATTCGTATGGACTATGTGGGTGGTAATGTAGTATTTAGATTATCTGTGATCTCACCAAATAGAGGAGCTATGTATGGAAGAACAGTCTGTCAAGATAATAGACAAATCTTCTTCTATGCAGATGATGGATTTTATCAAATTAATGGTGATCAAGTTATTCCTATTGGAGTAGAAAAGGTTAATAGATTTTTTGATTTAGATCTTAACAAAGCCTATTCAGATAGAATTTGTGCAGCAGTTGATCCATTTAATCAGTTAGCAATGTGGTTATATCCATCACAAGATAATACTACAAATACATCAGGTATTTGTGATAAAATTATTATCTATAATTATGCTACAAAAAAATGGTCTTTAGCTAAAGCAAATGCAAGTACAATCTTCTCACAATTTGTAGGAGCTTATACAGTTGAATTAATGGATATATTATCCCAGAATTTAGAAAATATTAATGCTGCATTAGATACAGATTTCTGGTCTGGAGGACAACAGCTTTTAGGAGCTATTGATGAAGATTATAAAGCAGCAATCTTTTCAGGCACTTCTAATGAATGCGAAGTAGAAACTGCAGAATTAGAGTTGTTTCCAGGACATAGATCGAATATAACAGGAGTAAGACCCGTTGTAGATGCAACTGCAACAGTAACTGTAAAAGCTAGAGAACGATTAGCTGATACAGAATCTGAAACAAGCTCAGCTTCTATGGTATCAAGTGGTATTAATCCAGTTAGAAAATCTGGAAGATATATTAGAGCTAATGTTAAAGTAGCATCAGGAACGACATTTAATCATGCACAAGGTGTAGATCTTGTAGCATCAAGAGCAGGAATACGATGATTCAAAGATTTTTATTAGGCGGAATACAATATACAGCCAAAGGTTTAAAACATATTAAAAAACATAAAAAGAAAATGTATAAATTAAGACAAGCTAAAAAAGAATCTAGTCCATTTTATGGATTAGGTAAAAAGAAAACAGGATATGGTTCTTTTATAGATAAAACAAAATGGTTATAATATGAGTGATAAAGTTGATATAGATAATGTTAGATACTCTATGGAAACACAAGAGTTCTTTCAAAGACAAATAGAAGAAGCAGTGAATACATTGGTAAATAAAAATAATGTTGAAAGCGATAAAGCCTTCAACTGGTTTATGAATTAGGGAGCATTATGGCAGGAAGTTATATAGGAAAATACGATACAACAGCAGGGAACAATTCAGCTACTTCAACAGGTTCAGTATCTGTTGCAGAGGGAATGTTACCTTCTAATATCAATAACGCCTTCAGAGATTTGATGGCAGATATTAGACAGTTTTACAATTCTGTTGAATGGATTGAATATGGAGATGGTGCAGGAACTTATACACCTGCTTACGCATCTTCTACAAGTTTTACAATTGCAGGAGTTAATGTAACTTCTGTTTATCATGTTGGAAGAAGAGTTAAAGTTGTAGCATCAACACCAGGAACGATCTATGGATCAATTACTGCTGTTGCTTTTTCAACAAACACAACAGTCACAGTTGCTTGGGATTCTGGATCTTTATCTGATGAATCTATAACTTCAGTACATATTGGAGCAATTAGTGCATCCAATACTTCTCTACCTGAAACTACAGCAATAACTGGAGATTATACATTAGATGTATCAGGCGATATTATTCTAGATGCTGACGGAGATAATGTAACTCTTAAAGCAGCAGGAACAACGGTATTAGATTTTGTTTTAAACGGAACAACAGATGTTACATTAGATGCACCTGGAGATATTATCTTAGATGCAGATGGTGCTGACGTTTTATTAAAAGATAATGGTACTCAATTTGGAGAGCTTACAAATAGCTCAAGCGATTTTGTTATTAAATCTACAGTATCAGATAAAGATGTAATCATTAAAGGTAATGATGGTGGTAGTGCAATTACTGCATTAACACTAGACATGAGTGAAGCTGGAAAAGCGACATTTAATAATGATGTCATTATTTCTGGTCTTACTGCAAGTCGAGCTTTAACTGCAAATGGATCAAAACAAATAACTTCATCAGCAGTTACTGATACAGAATTAGGATATTTAGATGGCGTTAGTTCAGCTATTCAAACTCAGTTAGATGCAAAAGCAGCAACTACTTATGTAGATGATGCAGTTGCAGGACTTAGAACTAGAATAGTTTGCGAAGCAGCAACAACAGCAAATATAACTTTATCATCAGATCTTCAAAATGGAGATACAATTGATGGAGTAACTTTAGCTACAGGAGATGAAGTTTTAGTTAAGAATCAATCTACTGATAGTCAAAATGGTATATACACAGTGGTATCATCTGGTACTGCCAGCAGATCTACAGAATATAATACTATTGACGAAATATCAGGTCAAATGGTTGTTATTAATCAGGGTACAACTAACGATAATACTTTATGGCTTTGTACTACAAATAGTTCAGCAACTCTTGGATCAGATTCAATTGCATTCACAAAAATTACACCACAAAATGTTGGAGATGTAACATTAACTGGAACACAAACTTTAACAAACAAAACATTAACAGCACCAGTATTAAGCGGTTCAGCTTCAAGTGCTGGTTCAATCTTATTTAAAGAAGACACAGACAATGGCACAAATTCAGTAACATTAATTGGTCCAGCGGCAACTGCCGATGTAACAGTTACTTTACCAGCAGCCACAGATACATTAGTAGGTAAAGCAACAACAGATACCTTAACTAACAAAACTTTAACTTCACCAACATTAACAACACCTAAGATTGCTGATGCAGGTTATATTGCAGATGCTAATGGAAACGAACAAATTGTATTTCAGACAACATCTTCAGCAGTTAATCATTTAGAAGTTACTAATGCAGCAACAAGTAATAATCCAGTTTTGGGAGCTGTAGGAGGAGATTCAAATATTGGAATTGCTTTAACTCCTAAAGGCACAGGAGAAGTGGTTATTGCTGCTGGAAATCTTAATTATGGTGGAACAGCCATTACATCTACTGGAGCTGAATTAAATTTATTAGATGATTGTACAGCTACAACAGCAGAATTAAATTATAATGATATTGCAACATTAGGTACAAGTGCTGCTTCTAAAACTTTAACAGCAGATGCTAATAATTTAACAAAAATAACAGGTGGAATTTATATCGAAGAAGCTACATTGACTTTCGATGCAACTCAAGATTGGGATGTTAGAGCATCTCCAGTTGCAAAAGTAACATTAACAGCTAATGTAACCTTTGATGCACCAACTAATCCAACAACTGGACAATTCATTTCTATTGTCTGTATACAAGATGGTACAGGAAGTAGAACTATTGCATGGAATGCAGTATTTGAATTTGCTACGGACACAGCTCCGACAGCTACAACTACTGCAAATAAAGGGGACATGTTCAATTTTAGATATAACGGAAGCAAATGGTTAGAAGTTGGTAGAAACCTTAATTTAACATTATCATAGGAGTAATATGTTTGCATTAATAGACAATCAACAAATAACTAAATTCTTTAGTGGCAACAAAGGTGTTACACTTGGAGATATTCAATATCCAAAATCTATATTTACATTATGGAGTGAGGCAGAAAGAAATGCTATTGGCATTTACGAAGTTACAGTAGATACAACTAATAAGAAAGATGAGCAATGGTATATTAATACTAATATTTCTTATGGTGTAGAAAGTAATAAAGCTGTAGGTTCTTATGGAACTGCAACACCAAAACTTTTAGAAGATAGAAATGAAGTTGATGATGCTGGAGAACCTTTATTAGATGACAATGGAGATCAAATTGTTACTAAAGGTTTAAAATCTCAACAGAAAGATATTATAAAAAAACAAGCTGCTAGAATATTACAAGATACAGATTGGTATATCACTAGAAAAGCAGACGCAGGTACAGCAGTACCAAGTGCAGTTACTACTCATAGAGCAGCAGTTAGAACTAAGTCAAATGAAATGGAAACTGCCATTGATAATGCGGCTGACGTAGATGCGTTAGCAGCTTTATATGTTTATACAGATGGCGAAAGACCATTAGGTGAGTTTCCAGTATTGGAGATTTAATGATTATTATACCAGCAAATACTTTATCAACAGGTGGATACGAAATAGCCAATTCCTGTCGGTTTAATCGTGGAGATAGTCCATATTTATCAAGAACTCAATCTACTTCTCCAACTCACGATGATAAATGCACAATGAGTTTTTGGTTTAAACAAGGAAGTCAAGCGGCAACTGCGTCAAGAGGTTTTTCTTTTGGTGGATCAGATGATACAAGTAATAGATCACATTTTTATATAGAAACTGATGGACAATTATATAGTTATGGAAAACTTGGTGGTTCAGTTCATTTAACTATGAACTCAACTCGAATGCTTCGAGATAGTGGAGCATGGTATCATTATTGTTTAGCAGTTGATACTACACAAAGTACAGCCGCAAATCGTGTTCGTGAATATATAAACAATGTAGAAATTACTTCTTATGTAGAAGCAACTTATCCAAGTCAAAATGATAATTTTCCTTTAGTTAAAGGTTCAAGAATGTTGATTGGAGCAATTCGTGGTGGTAGCGATCAAATTTATAATCACTCTGAATGTTATTTAGCAGAAGTACATTTTATTGATGGACAACAATTAACACCAAGTTCGTTTGCGGAATATGATGAGGATTCTCCTACAATATGGAAGCCGAAAGATTGCAAAGCAGATTTAACTTATGGAACGAATGGATTTTATTTAGAGTTTAAAGATAGTTCAGCTTTAGGCGATGATACTTCAGGAAATGGAAATGATTTTACAGTTTCTAATCTAGCCGCAGCAGATCAAGCAACCGATACACCAACGAACTCGTTTTGTACGTTAAATCCTTTAGCAGCAGCAAACAATCAACCAACTTTTAGTGAAGGTAATTGTCAAGTGGTATCTGGTGGTGCTTGGTATGGTAGTTTAGGAACATTTGCTGTTTCTGCTGGTAAATGGTATTGGGAAGTTAAAAATACTTCAACTGGTGGAATTTTTAATGGAGTTATAGCAGATTACGTAGATTTTGATGATGCAACTGTATATAATGAAGTAGGAGCAACATCATATTCAAAAGATAGTGGTGGAGAAGTTCATTATGGTGAAGATGTAACAACGGCTGATTATGGTTCACTTGATCAAAATGATATTTTAGGAGTTGCTTTAAATATGGATGATAAACAAA